TTGATTTTCTTGTGATATTCTAAAAAGTGTCACAGCAAAATTACCAGCTGCATCAGCTGTGCCAAACACACTTAAAAAATAACTATACACAGCATCATACTCTTGAGCAGGCACATTAGTTTCATAATCATAAAACCGATCAAACAGTTGCACTGTCTGGTCGATGGCTGTGTTGTAAGTATTAACCGAGCCCATAATCAAAAATTTCTTTTTATTGGGGCTAGAGGAAATGCAGGTCCTCCGCTACTACCGGGTCCAAGACGGTTGCCACCGGGTCCAAGATTTCTAAAAACATCCCATCCTGCTTGTATTCCTTCTTCTCGAGTTGATGCTACTATTTTTTTATCTTTGTTTAAGTTAGTTATTGTGTTTGCCGTTGTTCCAATTTTTTGCACGGCACCAATAAACTGATTGGTACCGCCGCGACCGTCGGCCAACAAGGCCAAATCTTCAAAGGTTCCGGTCACAGCATCAAGCAAACCGCCTTGGCCTAACACTGTGGCTGTGGAACCTGGACGTGCTAATGCACTCTTCACTGTGTCGTAGTAGGCTGGATCGCCAAATCCCACCACAGTACTGCTAGGTGTAGCTCCGCCCACAGCACCTTGCCCGTACTTGACTGTTTCGTAACGTATGGTCATGGTATTGGTCATGGCGCCGTTGCCTTGAGCATAATCATAGGTATCGTGTTGCCACTCTGTGATCATGGGATTGATCAAGGTGTAACTGGCAAATCGTTTTTGGCTGAGTCCATAAATTGTTATATCTTTGAAGAACGGAGGTTTACCACCTTCGAGACCGGCCGCGGTGTTTCTGGTTCCATCAGTGTAGCTTTCGCCCACATAACCCCAGTCGTTGACCTGGCGATCGCCGCTGTAGGTGTCACGGGTGTTGTATCCAAATCCATTTTGTAAAGTTTGCAAAGGACCAATTGTGCCATTGGTCACAGGATTGCCATTGTATTTTTGACTGGGATCTTTGTAGTAGTAACTGAAATAGTTGTACCACATGTTGCGAATTAAATCGCCCTGATCATCGTTGAACACAATCTGCACAGGATTATAATCAATTTTGCTTTGTACCAGGCGTTTACGATTGTATTGATTGAGAGTGTCTACTTGAACAGCGTAACTGGGCAACTGTATGTTTTTGACCATGAGACCCACTGTGGCCACGTCGCCTTGTCCAAACACACTTTGCAAGGCAGGTATTTGCCCGGTGTTGATATTGAAGAACACATGGAATAAAAACTTGTAGCGAGGAATGTATTCGTACCCATTGGTACGAAAAGTTTTTGACGCATGTGCGTAGTCTTTGAGGCCGTTGGGTGTAAAAAACCCTTGAAGGAAATCCTGGCCGAAGCTCATGGCTGTTAGACCAAACCGTTGCCAGCGCCTGTAGCTATGTCGCCAAGTGTTCTTCCTACTATAGCACCAACGCCACTACCAACTGGGGTCTGGATTGCATTGTCAAAGCGCACGGTCATGCTGATTGTGACAGCTTCACTGGCACCGTAGTCCATGTTGTTGTAGTTGACTTCGCTGAGATAGCAACCATAGATTTCCCAAGTTTCCAAAGCGATAGGTGTGTTGGCTCCGTTGCCGCCGTCCAGCACTTCAAAACGTGTTAGGAATTTGTAGTCAATGCCCGAGGCGGCTGAACTCATTTCCATGAAGTCCAGCTGTTTCTGCAACTGCTCGCCGACCAATTTAGACACATTGCCGCCGGCATCATCGCGAACCTGACAAGTAAGATCGCCCCAGCTGTATTTGCCAGCCAATTTGATTGTGCTGTTGTAGATGGGCAAATCAATGGCTTCAAAGCTGACCGTAGGACGTGTAAAATCCATGACCTGCTTGGTCAATTCTGTACGTGGTGTACTAACTCCAAAGTTTTCAAATACCACTCTAAAGCGATATTTAAGTTTGGGCATCAACAAGCCCTGATTTGGACTGCTTTGGTCACTTGCCAAAGGCACTGTCATTCTGCTGAGCGATGAAACGGCCATTTGTTATCTCCTATGTACTGTTATTTATGGTAGCTTTAGGCCGCCAATCCTGCTGAAATTTCGCCGGTGTTCTTGATACGCACTGGTATGTAGATAAACTCAACAGCCTTGACTGGCTCGATGGCAATATCAATATACAGTTCGTTGCGGTCTATGCGTGCTGGAGTATTGTTGGTCAGATCACATACTACCAAGTAGTCATAGATACCACGTTTGGCCACTAGATCAATCATCAAACTGGTGATAACGTTGCTGATTTCATTGCGTGTGATTTGATCATTGGGTTCGAACAAGAACTGTTTGCCAATGGCATCTAATCGGCCACGTATGAATGCAACCAAGCGTGCCACGTTGATGCGATCCAACGCCGAAGTCAATGTGGTTGTGGTCTTGTTACCAAAGTTGGTAATACCTACACCAGGTATGAAAGTGATTGGATTGATGCTATTTTCATACAAAACGTCACGCAGACCTTGACGAACTCCAATAGTATCAAATTCACCAGTGGCTGAATTGATATAACCAATCAAGGCAGCATTGTCAACCACACCACGTCGTGTTCCAGCTGGAGCCAACCAGGGGAAAGCCACTTCGTCGTTGCGTATGATAGTTCTGATCATCATATGGCTAGGAGGTTGTACCACTGGGCTTCCGGTAGTGTCAGTGGTCTGACAGCTGGGATAGAACACGCCAGCGTATATATCTCTGCCGGCCAGCCCGTCACCAGTACTGATGCCTTCGCCATTGTTGTTGGTTGCCCAGATTACCACATCCTCTGGACTGAGACGCAACGGTGTGTCACCAATAATAAATGCTGTGTTACCACGTTCATTATTGAGTGCAATCATGTTGGGTATCAACTCTGGATACTGTGGACAAGCAACCAGATTGAACTGATTCTGTTCTTCACGCAAGGTGGTGCTGGTGTCAATGGCAGCTTTCATGGCCTGTACTATCTGAACACGTTGCGCCTGGCGACCCATGTAAGGACTGCCGTCGGCCTTGGTTGGGTTTTGTGTGACCCAGGCATTGGTTTCTGCTGGCAATGTTTCATCTGGGAAATCTGTGGCATTGAAATAGTCAACCTGGAATGATTTTATATTGAATCCACTGCGGCGTGTGTTCCACAACAAAATACCTTGAGGATACAGTGTAGGCTCGGGGCGATCCAAATCTACATAATTGCTTCCGAGCATCACACTTATGCTCGGCAACGGATCTGTTATAGGATTGGTTGTGCCATTGGGTGCCCAACGTGCATCCGCAAATAGGATACCATTGCTGGTGGTCTGATCGGTGTTGTCTAACAGCACCCATTCATCCACTCCGTCAACATCGCTCCAGCGATACAGTTGTGGATAATTTTCTAGATCACCAGTGTTGATCCAGAGATCACCGTACTCCAAAGGACTTTGACTTTCGTCAGTTTGTGTCAGTGGAGGTGTGGTTGAAAAAATTGGCCCTGCAGCATTGGTCAGACTGAGATTGTCTCCACGCACATCGTTGCTCACGGCGCGATAACCTTTCCAGATTCCACCATCTTGGATCATGATATCGGCACTTCCTGTAGTGTTTGCGCTGTAATACCACAAGCGTCCGTTGGCAGGATCTTGATCAGGTGCAGTGTCAGTGGCTAGGTAAGTGAATGTGGGTGTGCTTACATAATTGCTCAACAACACTCCCACAACTGCTCCGTTTGAATAAAAATTTTCTATACCACGCACTATCGGCGTGAATCCGGCTGTAGTCAGCGGAGTACCAAGTGTGTTGATCAACCCAATGTCTCCACCTTGACTGTGAGTGAGCACAAGGCTTCCAGCAGAATTAATACTGGCACTCACATTGGGCACATTGGCAGCACTGACAGCGGCCACAAAATCTGATGCTGTGGTGCCCAATATTGTAGCTTCAACCGGGGCTGCTACACTTGCTGTACCAGCCTGGGAAGCAGAGATTGTAAACTTGTTGCCGCTTACAAATGGTCCGGGAGTAACACTACTGCCTGTAATAACCGTGGCTCCTGTTGCATATCTTTCATATATGATTGCTTCGGCCAGCAAATTGGTAAAAGCATAATTTAGTGGATTACCAATCGCAACTGTAGACCCAGCAGGAATATTTGTGCCGCCGCCTGAAGGATCTTGTCCATACAACGCTGCCTGGGGACTACTATACCAAAGGCAGGACTGTTGCACAAATTGTCCCAGGGTGCTGTCGTATTTTTTAACTACCAAATTGAGACCAGCATTTACGTTGTTGGTTTTTTGCCAGACACTGCCTGTGGGTGCAGGACTGACCTGGCCAGTGCTCCAACGGGGAGCATTGTAGCTGTAGGCTGCCAAATATATTGGAGCATTGTACACGCCAGCAGTGATGCCTAGGTCGGCTAACGGCGTTCCAGTATCGTTGGAAATAGATATGCTGGAATCTTCGGTGCTGCCATCAGAGGCAGCAGTAGAGTCTGCATAAATCTGTAGATTTCCACCAATGAACGAACTGTAAACACCAGGAATATTCTCAGCGTTGATTGCATTGCTCAATCCTTCTATGGTGTTATTTGGAGAGTTTGGCACCGTTACGTCTATTGTGTTGATAAGGATTCTGTTGCCAGGTCCTAGTGTGCCTGACAAAACACCTTGTATGGCAGGCCAGGCGGTTTTCCAGTCATCGCTACCGACTTCAACCCAGGTGTTATATAGATTTCCCAATGGCACAGATGATGTTTCACTCGAAGTAGGTCCGCCACGTTTGAGATAAATGGGAAGATTTTCTGTGTCAACCACGGTCACTGCATAGTCATAGATACTGCCGATACTTTGCAATGGCACTGTGCTAGAAATTTCTAGATCGTCGGTGTTGGTTATAACCAATGGAGTTTCGGCATTACCAAACGATCCAGTGGTTTGTGCTCCGGTGGCTTGATTCCATTGGAATATACCCCAGGTTGTGTTGGCGGTGTCTAACCAATAAGTTCCGTCGTTGGGTTGCCCAGTTGGGCGAACCAAGGTTGCTGTGAGTTCAGCCAGGTCAATGTCAGCACGTTGTACATAGCAACGATTTGATACTCCCAAGGCACTGTAGGCTGCCAACAAGCCGTACTCGTTGAGTTCGTAGCCGTTGATCGGAGTTCCTGCTGTGGTCTTGTAGAAGAATGGATTACCATACGTGGCCAGCAAATCGCGTTGGCTAGTAATTTCTCTCACCTGGTTGGCATTGATTGCCAGTGTTCCAGCTGCTACTCCTATGCCAGCACCAGAAACCTTGTTCTGCGCAGTGACCAACAATATGTAAGGTACCGAGTTGGTAGCGGAAGGAATATACTGACTTTCGTCAATGATTGTGACTTCTACGCCTGGTGATATTAGTGCCATGGTAATTCCTTTTTTCTAATTAT